TATTTTGAAGTACAAACGTACGGTGTAGACCCAACTTGTAAAAAGTCAGCTTAAAAATAAACTCTCCATATAATATAAAATGTCTGGTGGTATTGCCCAACTCGTTGCTGTCGGTGCTCAGGATGTCCACCTCGTCGGCCAACCAGAGGTCAGCTTTTTCCGATCGACCTACAAGCGTCACACCAACTTCTCCCAAACTGTCGAGCGTCAGGTCATCCAGGGCAACGTCTCGAACAATGGTATGTCCACCGTCCGCTTCGAGCGGAAGGGGGACCTCATGGGCTACGTCTACCTCGTCGCCAACGATGGCTCTGCGACCCAGGCCTACACCGCCGCCCAGTGGCGCACCAAGATTGCCAGGGTTGAATTGCTCATCGGTGGTCAGGTTGTGGACGAGCAGGACTCGACCTACTCGACCCTCATCGCGCCAGCCCTTTCGGCGACCTCCTCCTCCAAGTCCATCGCGGGCAACCTCTTTGGTGGCGCGGGAACCTCCCGTTTCTACCCCCTCCGCTTCGCCTTCTGTGAGAACTGGCAGTCGGCCCTCCCCCTCATTTCCCTCCAGTACCACGACGTTGAGCTCCGCATTACCTGGGGTGCGGCGGCGGCTACGGACAAGTGGGACATTTACACAAACTACGCGTACCTCGACACCCAAGAGCGGGAGGTCTTCGCCGCGCAGCCCCAAAACATGATCATGACCCAGGTCCAGAAGGCGATCTCCTCGGGCACCAAGATCCAAGAGATGAACTTCAACCACCCAGTGAAGTACCTGGCCGCGGCGGATGCGTCGGACCTCGCGATCTTGGCGGATGCGAACAAGCTCAAGCTCCAAATCAACGGCACCGACGTCGCGGACTTCAAGTTTGCGGACCCCAACTTCACCACTGTGCCCCTCTACTACCACAGCTCCAACGGTGATTCGTCCACCGCCAAGAAGCTCTTCTTCTACCCCTTCTGCTTGGATGCCTCGAAGCTCCAGCCCACCGGCTCCCTCAACTTCTCCCGCCTTGACTCGGCGCGTATCGTCAACGATACCTCGAACTGTGACAAGGACGTCTACGCGGTGAACTACAACGTGCTCCGCATCGAGAACGGTATGGGTGGTCTTTTATATTCTAACTAATTAATAACTATGTATTTGGAAGTCATCTTCCTCCTCGCCATCGTTTTTGTATTGACGTACGATCCCAAGTCCAGGAAACTTGAAAAGTTTGTTGGGCAGCCGACACCCTCTACGGAGAAGTCGTGTCAACCTACGCATTACGAAGCCGTCCAATTTGCCCAGAGCCCCTACGAGTGTCCAGCCTCAGGCAGACCCTCGATGGGTGTAATTACTTAAAAGAGAGATGCTCTTTACAACCATAAATGATTCCAGTAAACCGTGAGACGATGTTGGTCGTCGGTGTGATTATATGCGCCGCCGCTATTATCTTCCTCTTCAATGAACTGAAGAAGACTAGGGACGAGGTGAATAGTGTGAAGCAGTATTCTCTACAGATCACCAAGGAAATTGAAACGAAGCCACCACAGATTGAGGAAGTCGAGGAAGATGTAAAATCTGAGGAATAAACTTGTGCCCCTATTATAACTTGCGAATGCGCAATGAAAAAGTACAAAGCTATTGCAATACCGGTTAGCTTCGTGGACGATAAGCCAAGGTTCCTCACGGTTAGGGATTGGCGATTCAAGGATTGGATTTTCGTCACGGGCGGATGTAGGCGGAGGGAGATTTTAAATCCCCTCCGCTGTGCCCTTAGGGAGTTGGAGGAGGAAACGAGGGGGGTGGTGTCTCTAAAAAATGGGGAGTATACGGAGTTTAAATTTACAGTCAAGGAAAGTCCCACGGTAGATCTAGAATACAACGTTTACATATTTTTTGTTAACTACACCAGAGCCGAACAACACTCACAGGTCAAGAAATTTTACGAAGAGAAGCAGAAGACAAGCCTCAAGAAATTGATGAATCAGCCCATTAAGAAGACCCATGATGAAAACGATTATATGAGTTATGACACACTGGAGGAATTCAACTCACGTAAGCGTTGGAAGCTCATAGTGGATAACGTTTTGAAGAATCCACAGTTCTATGCCTGTATAACTTCTTTGAATAGAAAAACATTTTCTATAAAATAATGAAGTCCAAAGCTTATATTATGATGCAGATTAAAGAATTACTGGAGAAAAATAGGGGTCTATGTGACCAGGAAATTGAGGTGTGGTTAAAGGAGAATGAAGACAAGACAGTTTACGAACTCCTCACTATAAAGAAGGAACTTTCTGAAACTCAAGAATTTCAGGATGTATCCTGTATGAGGTGGTTTAGAGAATAGGATCTCTACAAAGGTATGTTTAACAAGTGGTGCAATTCACAAGGGTTTACTAACGCATCCAATATATCACATGTGCGAATGGACGGTGGTGTCCTCTCAGTACCATTTGATAGATTGAATGAGTTTCATGAAAAGTACGTGGAGGCTATACAATCGGGTGAAAGACTCTTCCTCGTTGAGCAGAAGAGTCCGACGTATAACTTCTTCGTCGACATCGATTACAAGGACAATGTACCTTTGAGCATCGATGAAATTAAGAATATTTGTAAGATTATTTGTGACAAGGTCAAAAGGCATGGTGGGAAGGATTGTCTAATTTCTGTATCTAAACCAAAGGCGTGTGGAAATTCGCTCATAAAAACTGGGGTTCATCTAAATTGGCCAGGTTTCGTGGTGGATCAGGCAACCGCTTTGGCTCTGAGAGAGCACATTCTCGTAGCTCTTTCGAGGGGTAAGGGTTCTTTGGATTGGAATGAAATTGTAGATGCCGCCGTGTACGGGGATCTTCAGCGCGGGACCAAGGGGAGTGGGTTTCGTATGATATGGTCTCACAAGATGGTCAAAAATGAAATTCAACTCGCGTACCTCCCAATCTTCAAGTATGTCAGTGGTCCGCTGAGTACACTTATTCAGATTGACCCCACCCCCAACCTGGAAACCCTCAAGATGTCCATCGTTCGCACGGACGTTGAACAGAGTCATGTGATTGCGCCGCCCTCCAACATTCTCAAGGAGGGGTCTTTTACGAAGGAACAAACGAAGGATGAGGTCCATAACGATGAGTTGAAATACCTGATTGAAAGATTTGTAAATAAAAATATAGAGGGGCAAGGGGGTGCCACGATTACAAAGGTATTCAAATACAACAATATATACTTGGTGTCGACAAATTCCAAGTACTGTGAAAATCTCCGAAGGGAACATGGTTCAAATCATGTGTGGTTCATAATCAGCGGTAAACAAATACTTCAAAAATGTTTTTGTAAGTGTGAAACTATTCGAGAAAGGAGGGATGGTTTCTGTAAGGACTTTTGTGGTCGCCGTCACGAACTTTCACCCTTAATTATTGAAAAACTATACCCACAACATTCCGATCTTAAAAAGTGTCCGGAAATTAAAAAGTTTAACGAAAAACCCAAGATTGATATGGGTGGTGTAAATAAATCCATCGAAAAGTTTATACAGGTGAATAAACAGGGTCAACGTGACACGAGGGTTTTAAAGATTCTCAAGTGTAAGGGTGGTTTTAATATCATAACAAACTCCACTTACTGTGAAAACATCAAAGGGGAACACAATGACTCCACGACCATGGTTTACCAGGTTAAAAAGAGGAAGGAGCTGAGTCAATATTGTTCTATATGCAAAGATGTAAAGACTATTAGAAAACATGAACTACACACTGGTATAATTAACGAATTATTCTCAAAAGCTACTTAAACAGTTGTGGTGATTATAATAAAAATGGCTGTACAGACAACACGATCAGGGAGAAAGATTAAGAAGCCGGAAACGTTTACACCAACCGAGAGCGACGTCGTCGATGACTGGGGTGAGGATGATCATGATTCCGAATTTAATTCCGACATTGACACAGAGGAAGAGGAGGATTATACCTCAGGTGACGATGACAGTGATGCGGATGAAAATGGAAACCTCAAAGATTTTGTCGTAGATAGTGATAGTGAAAGTGAGTGAGAATGTGCTTAAAAAAAACAAGCAGTAGTATTAATAATGGAAACGGATATAGGAAATCCAATTGATTATAATCCTACTGTCGAACCTCTAGTTAACGAAAAGGATGAAGATGATACGAGAGAATATTATTTTCAACCTTCAGAAATGAATTACGCGCAACCACCCCC